TATCGGGAGGCCCCGGTACAACACTGGAAGATTGGTGAGGCATAGCACCGTCATAGACGTCTGGATTGTAGATCAAGCCTTCAACGTGGACATCCGTCTCGCCATTCGGCGTGACCGTTTGAACGATCCAATCTCGCACTTCATAGCCCATCATACCAAAAGCCAAACGCGTCGGCTCTTGGTGCTGGCCCTTCCCGAATAGCTCGAAGCCCGGATCGTCATCAAGAACGACAATGTGATCGTCTGATCCACGATGGCAAGGCACTGAGATGCTCACACCATTCGTCTCACTGGACAAGAGCACAGACGGCTCATCGATGGCAGTCCAATCAAGACCACGATCAAGGACAAGTGACACAGCCCCGCCGCTGCCACCGCTGAATGGCGCTGTCTCAGGAGTATAGTCGGCTGTGTACGCAGCCTCTGCCACCCAATTGATCTCATCCATCCAACCGTTGAAGACATCGTAGCCTTCCGAGCCCATGAATGCGCCGATGCGGCACTCCTTGTCCGTGCGCGTCGAATCGATGCCGATGAATGATGAGAGGCCATCGGACCAATCCATCATCACTGCGTCTTGCTCGACACCATCCACATAGATATGCGGCAAACCATTGTCTAGCACAAACGCAAGTGCGTACCATACATCTGTCGTGACGACAGCCGACGTTGTCTCGTATCCAGCCCATTGACCACCAGTAATATCCCCGATCTTGAATCCAAGCACACCGTCCTGCACAAAGATGATCCACCCGCCAGCCTCGGAGCCGCTGCTGCCAGGGTCGCAGTGCGACATGATGGCGCGCATATCGATGGCTGAGAACTTGCAACGGAAGCGCCAAGTGAAGGACGTGGTGTCGGTGATGACGCCGAGATCGTAGATCGCATCGATTGGAGTCTCGACGTAGGACCTGAATCCTGGATCAAAAGAGCCGCTGAAAACCAGCGACGACGGACCGAAGACGAAGTCGCTCGAATCGAAATCCACTGCGCCAACAGGAGTCAGAGTCGCATTATGGATTGACGAATCGATGTAGTCTTCTGATCCATCGTCGTCGCAATGCATGGTCAGAATCGAATCGTCTGCACCTGCTTCCGATGTGACTTCATCCACGATGCCGACCTGACCCCAGCGCGGCATCTGATGCTGCACGCCAATCCGGTCACCGGGCAGAAGGATCAAGCCTTCCAGCTCTGTATCGAACTGGACAGTCTTGCGCAGCAACGCGCGACGGTTCAAGACCAGTTGCGCATACCACGCTGAGACAGTAGGATCATTGCACCCGAATAGAGTGATAGACTCGCAATCGTTCTCCGACACGCCATCAGGTGCCAACACATAGTCCGGCGTGAAGCTGTCCTCGCGCCGATACTCGATACGCACTCCACTCGGATCGCCCACCTTGTCGAAGTCGTATCCGACCTGGAGGTTCTTCAGATTCGCTTCGGTGAACATGGCGACACGGCTGTCCTTGACCGTATCGACCTGGATGGACATCAACTGACCCACTGGCAGCGGCGCCGCAACGACGACCTGGAGTGCCATGTTCATTGCCTCGAACACAGTGCTCTTCTGCGCAAAGACAGCATTGAATCCTGTATGCTCAGGATACTCCCACGCTGCGCGGCATGCGGTCACTGTGGGCATGTCGATCTCACTCAGCGGGCGCGCGGCACCATAGCCGAATGCTGCTGGACCCGCTAGAGCCTCATCATAGCCTGAGTGCAGGATGTCTACGAATGCGTCTGCTGGACTTGTCGAGATGAGGGCATCACCCGAGCCGAGGATCGGGAGCTTGCGCCAGCAGCGGAAGCGAATGCGCGACGATGCTGCGCTCGCAATTCCATTCGTTGCCTTGATCCGCACTGGAACAAGATACACATCGCCATAGATGACGCGCCCGCCGGGAGAACTGGCAGGTGGAACGCGAACCCGCTTGAACTTCAATCCATTCCAAACGACCTTGTCCACTGTCTGGACATCGGTTGCGTCAGCCGTGTCTCGCTTCACGCGCACGCGATAGCGCCCGGGCGAAGCCGACAGATCGATGGACTCGGTATAGCGCCGCACATTGTTCGTCGCGTCGCTCTTTGTGATCGTGACAGTGTCCGATGGCGCAACTGCGACTCCAGCATCATTGATCTTCTGATACTCCACATCGATGCTGACGCTTGTCGTCTCGAATGCGCCAGTAGAATTCGCGTGATAGAGGCCACCTGGAAACACAAAATCCAGCATCAACTTGTCGCCACGCTGCCCCGGCTTGCAGCATTCAAACCATCCGTACCATGGTACTGGAGGCGCATCGTACGTTCCGGGAGGGATGATCGTTCCCTCAGGATTCGGACCCGGATAGGCCACCATCTGAACGTCATAGAGGATGTAGTATGGGTCTACTGAGTAGCTCCCACCAAAATAGGCCGACACGTACGAGTAGATTGTCCCGAGCGGTTCACTCGGATGAGAGCTCAGCCACGCCGCATCGGCAGATGGCACGCCACCAGATGGCGGGAGCGGATAGTGGTTGAGAGTGACGCTTCCACCAGAGTCTGTATAGGCTGTGCTGATCGCTATCCAATACTGAGCCGCAGGAACATAGACTGGAGAGCCAGTCAAGAGCTCCTGGTCACCCACCTCCGGCGATGTGACCACATCTTCATAGATGCCGAAAGTGTCCTCGATCACACCCATCTGCATCAGATGGCGCGACGAAGGGTAGCGGTCCCATTGCACGATGCCGGGAGGCAGATTGAAGACCGATGAGTCACCGACCATCATCCCATCGTCGTCGATCTGATAGTCGCCTTGTCCAATCACCAAGAGCTCGCAAAGGAACATATCGTGATTGACGAACTCTGTATACGGTTGCGACCCGAAGTCAGGCACCTGGATGAATTCCCCGTATCCGACGGGGATTGGCTCACCCAGGCGCGCGGCGTTCTGCGATCCTGAGATCGAATAGACAGGCGACGCGGCGGGTTGATCGACCAGCGCAGCGGGCTTCTTCGGACGGAAGATCGCAGAAAAGACAATGCTCACCGCCATGGCGATGAGAGCCTGGACAACGATGACTGCGATATCTACGCCGAATGCTGGCGTCACCAGCAGACAGATGTGGTCGCCTGCCTCGGTGACGACATCCATGTCCTTTTCCGGGTCGCCATTGCGGATGACTGCCAAGCGGCCAGGAATGCCATTCGGGAACTTGTGATCGACGATCTGCCGCAGGGTATTCCCTGCTACGAGTTGCTCAATCTCTCGGTCTTTGGGCCGGAGTGGATTCTTGATGGTGACGACAGTAATCATGCACACCACCTAGCGTATGCGATGTTCGGATAGATAGCCTCGAAGCTATCCAGATGCTGCAAGATGACACCAAGCTTCAATGCGCAATGGAGCACAGAGTGATGCAGATAGAGCCCGATGTGCCCATGCGTACGCGCGTATACGAAGCACCATGACTCTGGCGATGTGATCCATTCCACCTTGTCTTCGGCTTCGTTGTCGATGAGTTGCTTGATCTCGCGACGTTGAAGACGATCAGAATTCCAGTCTGGCAGGCGCACGCCCGCGCGGGCGTACACTTCCATGCACAGCCCCCAGCAATCGTACTCCTCTGGACCTCGGGCGCCTAGCTTGTATGGCTTGCCGATAAGGTCCTGGAGTTGAGTGATGCGCAGCGCAATCATCTGTCCAGTCCCGGCCATCGAACGATCCGATAGACTTCCGATGGGAACACACGATTGAGCACATCGAAGCGACCCGCAGTGCCCGACACAGATTGAGAGTTCGCTGCCACTTGCGCAAGAGACAACGTCAATGGCACATTCTGTGGACCTGCCGTGGCGTCATCTTCAAGGAACAGACGCAAAGTGACTTCGATTCGGGTCGTCGGATCAGTGATTGCCAACTCCAATTCGTCAACGATCACGCGATCCACATTCTGAAGCGACAACTGGAGATCCTGTTGGCCCTTCCCATCAATCTTCGGCAACACGATCTGGAAACTGCTCGCGTCATACCACTGCACGCCAAGCGTGCCTTCCAGCGTGAGATTGCGACCGATTGGACGATTGATGAGCCAGTATCGGTGATCCACCGTTGAGAACTCAGGATGATAGAGCGTGATGCCCCATAGAGGCATCTGCAAGTATGGCGCCGACGCGAGGACGCGTTTCGCAGGATCAGAGTATTGAGATACTGTCATGCTATCCGCCTCGCGCGCGCCCGAGCGCATACGTGGATTCGAGTGCGCCCGCAATCATGTTGCCACCCGAACGGATGTCCTGAGCCAAGGAGCGTTTGGTGCGCTCGATGAGAATGTTGATCTGGTTGCCTTGATCGCTCTGTTGGACTGAGACCTGCGCCTCTGGGACTTGGTTCATCACGTTCACTTGGACGATAGGGCTCTGTCCCTTCACGCCGAGATCG